CTTGAAACTCTTGTCGCGATCTCGACAGCGTTGAATACATCGATTGATGAGATCGTTTTCGGTGACCAGAGCACAAGCTCTGTCTATCTAAGTAAGATGATAGATAGACTTCCAAAGGAAAGACGCGAGTTTATAAAAGACATAGTGAAAATGGCTGTAATGGTTAGCAGTGCAGAACAAATAGATAATGGTTTAAAAGAGAAGAAAAGCTAGTATTGCGAATAATGTCGCGTCAAATGTGTAAGTTAACCCCCGTAAGACAGAACGGGGGTTTTTCATTTCTGCAAGCCCTAACCGCTTCAACGTCCTTTTGTCTGCGATCGTCAGGCAAAGGCATTGCTGAAAGACTTGCTAAAAAAGCGTCTGGCAGGACGGTATTCGGGGCAAAAAGCGCCCCTTACGAAAAGCGCAACGCTTCGCTCCCATCAAGGCTGCGCCTTAATAATCCCTTTTATTGATACCCGAGTATAAAAATAGATTAAATGGTTAAACCATTCTATTGGATAAAATGGTTACACCATTCTATTGAGAAGTGAACTTCGCACAATGTGGATTATGGCTAAACTCGGCCTATGGCCGTCCCCTGTCGCTAGCGCATTTTGACAGGGGCAGCAGTTCAACATAATCCGTCGTCCATTGTGCGCAGTTTTGTTTATCCAGCAGATAAGAATATCCCTAAGGCTAATTACTGGCTGTAATGGCGCTCGATGTGTCGGACAAGCCAAGCGAAGTAAGTATCGAAGATGTATCTTCTCGCGGCGCCGCAGCTCCCTCACGGGGCTGTGGCGCGCTGCTCGAAGCTACAAAAGGCGAACAAGTAACGTAATCAACGGTATTTCCTTTAATAAGTGCGGCTTTGCACTCAGAAATAAATCTAACGCGATAATCTAAATGCTCTGGATAAAACACATCATCGCCACGCTGAAAGACGTAATCGAATGATTTTGAGCCTTTAACGCTGGCTGTAATGGAAACGCCTTCTAAAGGTGATTTTGATTCTGTAACGATTTCAGGTTTTACTTGCTGTGTGTTGGCCTGCTTCTGTTCTGGTGATGCAGCACTATTGCTTGGTGTTAAATACCAAACGGCAGAAGATAGAAGCAGGCCAATTAAAAAGGCCGAGCGACCCGTAAAAGCTGCTGCGTATCGATTGATGGATTTGATAAATCCACGGATGAAGTGTTCGCGTTCATTTGTGTATTTCCCATAAATTTGATGTGGTGGCAAATACTGATACAGACCACAGCCGCCATCTGTAAAAACTTGCCTAGTATCATATGCATTGTAAAGAGACCGACCAAAATAGCCCCAGCGCTCTATTAGCGGTGAAGTTGGCGAGGCACCGTAACGCACAAAGCCAACATGAAACTTAGGTGGCCTCAAATCAAGACCTGCCAGCTTGAATAAGGAACCAACCAGAGGAAAAGCGAATCGGTCAAGACGAATGCAATTTACAACCAATTCAGCTAAACCTTCCCTCGCCTGGCTATCCATCATTGAGACGTTCTGGATAATAAAGATAATATCCCAACCTTTTTTTCTTGCGTGGAGGAACCAATCTATGACGGCCGCCCTTCCCTTATCATTCCATGTTCGTGAATTAAACCAAGTGGCCAACTCATCAAGAACTAAAAGACCTGTCTTCTTTTCATCATATTCACCTTCATATGGTACGGGGAGCGCATCCAAATCAGCAAAGCTAGGTTTATCTGGTACGCGATAAACTGAAGCCTTTTTGCTAAACGGATTTATTAAGTTCTCTAGGTATAAATTTAAATTGGTTGCAACCATTCTATTTTGATTCAGATATTCCTGAATCTTACCAACAGCAACCAATGATTTACCCGACCCTAATTTGCCAGTAACAACGTAAATCATGAGACTAAATCCATTTTAGTTTTGATGATGTACATAGCGAACCTGTATATAAGGGCAGTAACCTCAGCAGAGGCAATTATACCAATGCATGTCATTGTGTTACTCGGAAAGAACATGGCGGCCGTTTGCATCTCAGAAGGCATTATTAGAGATAGCTGGGATATATAACCAGTGAACTGTGAATAAATAGCTGTTAGCGCAGAGAGCACGGCGGCCATAGCCAAACCAAATACTATTACTCGCTTTGATAAACGGGTTATAAACCAGCTTATTAAACTCCCGAGTGCGGTACCAAGGAAAGTCATTAGAGCTGGTATACCTAAAAGTGCGGGAACTGGCATAAATTACTCCTTGCGTGGCGTTACAGTTAAGAAGAACAAATTCTTTAAGTGCAACATGGTTAAAAATGCAAAAACGAAATAAAGAATAGAGCTAATTTTCTGAGCAACAGAACACAAATCTAAAGGATGGCCGCCTAATTCAAATGCCGTACAGCCACCACCAGACGGTAATTGAAATTGACCTGAAAATGGATTTTCGGATATTTGGTCGTTTATTCCATCAAAGTGAGAACCATTCATAAAGCCGTCTATATCGGAATCCAATTCTGATGTTTTATCATCTATTTCAGATTTGAATTCTGCAAATTCAGGCGTTTCGCTTGGGTCAATAATTAGCTTAACAGCATCCTTCATCCCATTAATTAACTTGTCATAGTCAAGAGTGAAATCAGAACCACCACCACCCGAGCCACCTAATTGGCAGCTTGGAGCTAAGGGATTTGTTTTGCAAAAATCAGAACCGGACTGACAGCTTTGTACAGTAGGATTTTTTTCACAAAATGATGGCTCTGGCGTTGTTTGCTTTTCCTTACAAACAGGTGCGTCGGGTGAGTTTTCACAGTTAATAGGAGCAGGTTCACAGCTTGCGCCAGTGCATTGTTCGTCACGAAAACACATAAACTGGTCGTTAACATAACCACAACCATCAACGCATCGATGGTCAGCAGAGCAGTATTGATTAGGGTCAGCAGAGCAAACGTAGCCACCAAAATAAGGCGTGCATTGTTCTGATGGTGGCTGAGGTT